TTTCGACTTTAATTTGAAGCTTCATAACATCACCACAAGCAGGCGCACCAACGAGTCCAGTGCCTACACTGGAATCTTCTTTATCTAGTACACCAACATTACGAGGATTCTCGTAGTGATCGAGTAATTTTTCTGAATATGACATTAGACATTACCTTTCAAATACTATAGCAATTCTTCTATTTATGGTTTCGGTGGATAGTAATCTTCGCCCGGCTCCCAAAAGTTAGGATAACCTTTAAAACAAGGATCACCCCACTCCCTCTGTTCTTCCATCATCATGAATGTGTCCATGAATCGTGATATAATTTCTGATGGCAACATATCTTCTGTTCTTGGAATACAAGCTGTACTTGCCACATCACCTTGAACTTCAACAGGAGTCCTCTCTGACATACACTGTTCCATACTAGGTAAATCAACCTCATATGTCGCACCAGATACCATAGTAATAATCATCAGTGCTTTAATCATGACTTATCTCCTTTCAATTTCAATTCTTCAATTCGTTCTTCCAACACATAAATAGCGGTGGAAAGCCTACCCGTATCCTGTGGTTTCAGTCTTGACTTTAAAAGTTGAACCTCTGTCTCCAGAATTGACTTGGTTAATATTGAAACAGAATCACTGTTGACTTCCATCATGCAGCCTCCTTATATTTGTCGTACCAGTACTTAGAAGAGTTACGCAACTCAAAATTTGCATCACGAACATACTCAAGCAGTTCAGTGATATACTTGGCTTGTTTTTCAGACCAATCATCACCACGATTTGCAATCTGATCAATGATCTCTTGAACGTAATTGATAGATGGACATGTGTCGCCAGGCACGTTAGGCGCAGATGCCTTTGCAGCATCAATCTTCACACGTTTTACACTCACTTTAGGCATTTAACAATTCCTTATTTGCTGTTTCAAAAATAACATACTCACCAAAATACTTGTCAATTGTCTTAACAAGATTCGTATAGTCGCTGGACTTCATCTCTTCGATAATGTCATCAAACGTCATTATACCATCAGGTAATCCATATCGCCATGCTAAACCTTTAACAAGTCCCATGAGTTGAAATGCATTACCTTTAGGTCCATCCAGATTAACAACGAACTCTCTAGGGATTGATTCACGGATCATTAGACTTTCTCCCAAACTATCGTTTCATTTCCAACGAATTTATACTTCGTGTTTCCAACCAGCACCATATCACCGACACTGGTGCTTCGACAAGCGCCACCGTCAAACATTGGCGTCACTTCTTCGTTCTTCCACCATGCATCATTGATGGTGTTGGTCTTCACAAAAGCTTCCTCACACTTGTTCATATCAGTCAAGGCCTTGTCAACCTCAACAAATGCGACAGTAGTAGGCGCATCTTCAAATGCAGCGTGAATAACCGCAACTTTTTCTTTCTTGAACGTCTTCATCAGAGCATCCGTTTTCTTGTTAGGCATAAAATTCTTCCTCTGTATAGTATCCAATGGATGAACCGTTAACGGTAGGTCCAGAGTTAATCTCACTCAACAACAACCAAGTATGTGAACCGTTGTCCCACTTGATCTTGGCTTCTTCCATAGCACTTCCATAGGTACGATCAATAGTGACAATCTCACCTTCCCACAAGGGAATCATTGCACCGAAATAACCAATCATTTTCGCACCTAGTATCACCTTTTCGGCGTTCCACTCTTCTGTTTCAAAGAAACGGATATCTGCATCTGTGGTGAATGGGTCAGTATTCTCAGCAATTGCTGTTTCAATGCGTTTTTCGAGGGTCATGTCTGTTTCCTTATTTCTCATCATATATACATTATCGCATACTTTAGAACATTTGTCAAGTACTAATTTGCACAACCTGACATTAATCCTTCAGTAGCACAGGGGTCTTCGATATACCCCACGATTGCGACACACGCAACCATGATGGCAATAAAAATAATCGTTCTCATAATCAATCTCCTAGAGATATAAAGGGCCAGTCCACCGAATGGTGTAACCACCATCAAGGATATTTCCCCGTGCTTTGTTTCTAGCAGGAGCAGCATAACCAGCGGCTTTCAGAATGTCACCCTTCTTGAACTTCTTGTCATTGTCAGTGTTGACAACAAAACCCCAAACACTACCGCCTTCAGTGAAGACCTTGATGTACTTGGAACCCGTTTTATAGGCGATTTTCTCGTTGAACTCAGCAATCATCGTCTTGTTGGTATCGCTAAGGATGCCCCGCCCTGCGGCTGCAGCACAACCTGTAGTCCAGTTGAAGTAGTCTGTTTTGATGTTCTCAATCAGGGCTGTCATTTCGTTATTCATAATCATTTCCTTATTTCTCATTGTATACATAGTATAACATACCAATTAGGGTATGTCAAGAAGAATCGTGCCTTATAAGTCCTTGATTTCATTGAGAATCCAAACTTTTTTCTTCATTTTACCAACGGTAAACTCCGAAAAACCCTCTGGAATGGGTTTATTCCACCCATTTTTACGGGCGATTCCCACACTAGGAAATACACCAGCAAGGTGCATTATGTGGGCCATAATCCAATTGTCTTCGATATGCCATGCAGAATCCTTGTCTTCCCAGAAACCGAAAGACTTCATGTCCTTTTCGGACATTTTAGGATGTATGAAGTTGAACTCGTTATTGGATATCATAATAACCTCTCTTGATTTCCGATTATACCTAAGTATACCATCTTGAAAGAGGTTTGTCAAGCGTTATTTTTTTGCGTATCTACCAGTTTTAGGTCTTTTTCTACCCATCTTCACATTGAATCCAGAAGAACCCGGCAATCCGCCTTTTGGTTTACCAATTCCACCAGCCTTACCAACATTTCTGCCAGATGGCGCTTTGGTGATGCCTCGTAGCTGCATCTCATTTTCAATCCATGCATTTGCTGTAGGATTGTTCACTTTTTTCCTAGCTAGACCCTTGACCTGTCTTAACACATCATTAAAGAGCGTACCGTCATCTTCTTTTATATCGTTGTTATCTACGATGACCATGTTACCTCTAAAGTGCTGACTGAACTTACCCATGTTACTCTGCACCTGTTTCCATGACTTGGTTGCAACTGATTCGGGAACACTACGTTTGCGCTTTGCATTACGTTCAAGTGCAACATCAATGGAGGTGTTGACAAATATCATGTGTGTATCGTAACCCATCTGTTTAAGTTGGATTGACTGTTTTACAATCTTATCATAATCCTTACCAGTGCCATCAAGGATAAGTCCGATACGTCCTTTAAGATAATTGTCTTGGCGTGACTTGGTTACGTCCTTAGCTTTCTTTCGCAGTACTTCACGATCTTCTGCTTCACGATCTGCCTTTGCAGTTCGCATGTCCTGATCAAAACCAGCATCCTTGAGATACTTCTCAAAAACGTCATCAGAATTGACTATGCGTAATCCAGTTCCACCAGTGGTTTTCCCGACAACGAATGATTTACCGCTGCCGGGACCACCAGCTAGAAAGAATGCTTTAAATATATTGGGGTCTTGTAGACCCTCTTGTAATTCGTGGAATGTTTTCATTCTTTCGTCCTATTAACTCTTGTTGTCGCATCAGTGATATCATATATTTATGATCTTCAGAAATTGGTTCAACTCTTCTCTCTTGTGTCTGAAAGGATTGCATCTTCTTAATTCTGTTTTTAGCTTTAGACATTTTCTCTTCCTTTTTCTTATGATATTGGTTAGAGGGTTTCTTTGTCATGATGTTTTGAGTTAATATCTCCTTTCTGTTTAAAATGATTTTCGGTTTAGTGCAAGCGAACGTTTTTGGAAACTTTGTTGTGCTGGGACTATATTAGAATTAGGTGAAGTTGTTTCGTCATATCCAGGCACATCACCATAAAAATGTTGATCAGAAAATACTTTACCATCCTGTATAGGTTTGATTTCTATATGATCAGCAGGCTCATGTTCCTTTTCAATGCTGTCTTTGGCAATGGTTATATACATTTTATGTTCTTTAGTGGATTGACTGAAAATGTGGTGAATAGTTTCAACGAGAAACTGACCTCTGAGAAATTTATCTGTTTTATCATCATCTTCAGTATCGACTTTTGCTTTTGCTGCGATGTTAACAGTGATTACGTCACCAGCTCCATATGTAGTCTGTCCCCGTACTTCCATCTCAAATCTTATCCCCATAGCTAAATTGGTAAATAGGGAACGTCTTTTTTGAAAAGCAACCTCATGTTTTCTGGGATCAAAGATATACACAGATTTCTGCTCTCTGCTGTTGAACACTTCATATTGAGAATTTTTATATACTCCATTGTCATCTTTAACTGTAGAGGTGGGAGCAAGATATTGAATAGGAATGAAGTCTGAAACTCTATTTCCATCGTCATCTATTTCACCAGAGTTATAAATGTGAAAATCTTTTTTCTTTCCTTTTGTTGTGTATCTCTGAATTCCTTGTTGGTCTACACTCTCATCATCCAAATAGTTATATTCATTGACTGTGTATTTTTTCTGCACTATGTCATGAGTTATCAAACGAGAAGACAAACCACCAACTGAAAGCGAAGTCATAGAGTCCTGATTTGCTAGAATTTTAGAATTCATAATGGTGCCTAAATCTCTTGTCACCTTTGCATTCAATTTAAGATTGCTCATACCGATATCGGACGGATCACCAGGCGTACTATTTTCTTCGGTTTCAAAATATTCAAACCGTGAACCCTCGGCATATAAACTCTGCAATGATCTGAAATGGTATCCCTTGAAATTTTCAAAGAACACAAATGCAGGCGTACCATGTGTAAGAGCAGTGGCATTTCTAGTAAATTGTGAGATAATATCAAATGGTTTTCTATTATTTGTTATGACTTGTTTTGTATCATTACATTTCTCAATGTACAAGTCTTTTTTACATTTCAAATCTCTTGTCAACAAAGTCTCAACCATATCGTGATATGTTCCCATGAGAGTTTTTGATACTACTGATCTCTGGTTGTGTATAATCTCTGATGTAGTAAAATCCATAGTCAAGACTTCTGTATCATTACCAATATAGTTTCGAGCTACCTTGATAATGTGCAATTGATTTTTATCAAATATTATTTTATGTTTAGGGTCTTCCAGAGTTGGAGTGGAAATAATTAATGACAAATATTCCTGACCAATAATAGGGCCTTCTACTGACAGCCCTATGGTATTTGCAATGACTAATTCTCCATATACTGAATTCGCATGTATGTCCTCATAGATACTGACTTCAACAATTGATCCTTCCACTGGTATTTCGTTACCTGTAGAAGTAAAAATTACTGCCTTCTCAATTATAAATTGTCCAGCTTGAGTTAATTTATCCATTAATATTACCTAAGCAGCTAATAGTGATTTATATTGTGATACAAAGTCTGTGACAAAACTAGGCCCAAGAATTTGAATCTCACGTTTTCTATCCTGTTCTTTCTCTTCATATTCAAAATTTGTTACAGCAGTTGCTGATGCATATAGTGTGTTGTCTGTACCAATATTTATGGTCACATCAGTATCACCAGAGCTCTGGGAAATCTCATAATGATGCACGGCATTAACGTCATCATATTTGTCATCGACATATGCTTGAAATTGATTGACATTCATTGGCCACTGATGATAACGATCATATATCTCATTAGTCAACAGAATAATCCAGTGAAGTTCTGCATCACCATATATGTCAAACGCAATACTCTCTGGCGTTTCAGTGCCACCCACAATATGTTTTTCAAATACAGTTAAATTTTGCTTGAGTGCGTCTGTTGCACCAATTCTTTTTAATATATTGGTGACTTTCTGAGTCTCTCCACCAATTGTGTTGGTGTATTTTATTTTAGGAAATGTTTCAAAATACATTTTAATATCCCTGCAACGCTGCTTCTTTCGTTATAATTTCTATTTCATTAAATTGCATAGATATAGATGTTGATTGTGGTGAAGCGCCACGAAAATCTTCTTCATAAGCAGTATATCTATCACCACCATACTTAACATCTAATGACTGCAAATAGCAAGTGGAAATCTTATTCAGATATCCATTTTCTTTTGCTGTTCCATCTCGCTGTTGCATATAGTACTTGATATCCATAGTGGTTGGTATAGTTAGTGTTCTATCTCTTCCAGCATCCCCAACACCGCCAGCACCAGCACCAGGCGTGGTTCCACCAATACCCAAAGCAGAAAACCCTGCTCCAAATGAGTCTGTGTATTTTGGTAACATTGCTATCTTAAACGCATTTACAATCATGAAGACTTGGTTAGCCTCTTCTGTACTTTTAGGAATAAATGTGAATTCAAATTGAAAAGACCTTCTATCTACACCCTCAAACACCAACTCCATTTTGTCAGTAACAATCTTTCCAGATTGGACAAATGCTAATTCTTTCAGTCCTGCTGCAGCTGCATTTACACCAGCGCCAACGGCGGCGCCTACTCCTTTTACGACAGCCGCACCAGCACCTTTTATCGCATCTTTACCGGCCGATGCAAATTGACCGCCAGCAACTTTACCAGCAATATTTCCCAAATCTTCTGCTGTCGAAGAAATTGCTGTGTCAGCATATTTTGATTTATATGATACACTTACCTGTGGGGGCATATAAAGTGCAATTTGAGTTCCAACTTTTTTGGAAGAACCCTTTAGTGCAAAACTTCTGTTTCGACCGCCAGGCGAATCTTGTTTGACTAATTTACCATTGGTTAAACTGTGGAGTTGAAAAATAACATAGTGACCCTGAGCAAAATCAGCAGTATCCATAGGGTAAGCAAGCATATCTACACCAAGACCTTTACCCGTTGATCTTCTATTGGCATCTGCGGCATCGGCAACTGCCGCTGCTGTCTGGCCACTAAATGGATTAGTTGATTGTGTTGCGGCGCTTTTGGCATTCGCAATAAATTTCTGTAACTCACCCATGTATTTTTCCCATCTAAATATAGTCTATAAAGGTATTTATACATCATGGCATACAAAGGACGATACACACCACAAAATCCCCAAAAATATAGGGGCAATCCATCAAAAATTATTTACCGTTCTCTTTGGGAACGAAAGTTTATGAAGTATTGTGACCAAAGCAGTTCTATAGTAGAATGGGGTAGTGAAGAAGTAATTATTCCCTATATATCTCCTTTGGATGGCCGAATGCATCGTTACTTCCCTGATTTCTATATAAAGGTCAAACAACATGACAATAAGATGAAAAGATATATTATTGAGGTAAAACCAAAGAAGCAATGTAGTCCACCAGACCCCAAACCCTCAAGAAAAACTAAACGGTGGATTTCTGAAGTAAAAACATGGGGGGTCAACGAGGCTAAATGGAAATCAGCAAATTCTTGGTGTTTAGATAAGGGTATGGAATTTAAGATACTGACAGAAGATGATTTGGGTATTCGTTATAAATAAGGGTATGGCAAATAGCGATTACATACAGGGCGTTATAGACGCTGCAAAAGGCAAACCATACTCGACAGATTGGTATCGGGATAAGATTAAGGAATTTGGTCAACCCGGCCGGTTGGACCTTATTAGAGATGGTAAACGAGGCGCATCACCGTTTGGCGGAACGTTGAATATGTTTGTGTATGGACCCAAACACAAAAAGAAATTACCATACTATGATTCATTCCCACTGGTGTTGCCTATAGAAAACTATACAGACGGATTTCTTGGATTGAATTTTCATTATCTACCAATACCTCTAAGAATGAAATTATTGGATAAGATGTTGGATTCTGATTTACGAACAAGTTACAATGCTATCAAAGGAATTAAATTAGTTCAACCAACGATACACAGATACTTGGCTGGATATACGAAATCACAATTTCGTAAGATTGAGGAAGATGAATTAGTTGTAGCAACATTGCTCCCTGTTCACAATTTCAAAAAATCCTCTGCTAAGGCAGTTTGGGCAGATTCAAGGAAAATGATCTAATGGCATTTGAAGACAATCAAAGAGAATCTAATATTAATTCGGCGTTTGATGTAAGTGAAGTCGAAGTCATCCAGCAGCCTGGCGGCGATAGAGAGGTGAGTAGACCATCATCAACAATTGATACACTTCGTAGTGAATTATCATCAGGGGGTTTACCACAGTCTAACAGATTTCAGTTGAACATTAACCCACCTAGAAACTTGTCAACGCAAGGAGCTTCAATATTGCGAAGACTTATGATACGAACAGTTGCAGTAGACTTGCCAGGCAATACACTAGATACAATTCCAGATAATAACATATATGGACCAAACAGAAATATTGTACAAGGAATAAGTTATGCTGACTCTATTGATGCTAAATTTCTGATGGATGAAAATTTTGACATACATCAGTACTTTCAAGAATGGCAGAGATTGATGTATGATGACAAAACATGGAACTTGAAATACTATAATGATTATATCGGAAATATGGACATTTTTATTTTAAACAGGGATCATCGACCAACAGCAGCATTTAGATTATGGGAAGTATACCCCGCTACTATTGGTTCTATATCACTTGATATGGGGAGTAGAGAACCTATAAATGCATTCACTGTATCTTTTAATTTTAGATTTTGGTCTGATATTGGAAAATATGGAACTAAACAACCAACAGAAGTATCTGGTAGAAGTAGTTCTACTTTACAAGAGCAGATATTAGGAGGTGGAAACCCGATAAGACCACCAGTAGAACAACGAAGAACTTTTAATACAACTACAGTATAATAATGATTTGATAAGGAGACAATACTATGGCTTTGCCAAAACTTGAAACACCCACCTATATGATGGAAAGACCCTCAACAGGGGAAGAAATTAGATACCGACCATTTCTGGTCAAAGAAGAAAAAATTCTTCTTCTAGCAATGGAGGAAAACAAACCAACTTCGACTCATCAAGCGGTTCTTGATTTAGTCAATGCTTGCACTTTCGGAGAAATTGGTGCAAAGGCTGATCCAATGTTTGATATCGAATATGCTTTCTTGAAGATTAGGCAGAAGTCGATCTCTGAAACGGTAACTGTTAATCTACTCTGTCCAGATGATAATGAAACATATGTTGAGACAGAGATTGATCTTGAAGAAGTCAATATTATGTTGGATGAGGATCATAATACAGAATGCACCCTTGGTAAAGATGCCAAAGGAAACGATTGTAGTATTACAATGAATTATCCAAGTGTTGAATCTACTTTAAAGGCCAACGAAGAAACAAGCAGTGTGGAAAGAATTTTCTATGTGCTTAAAAGTTGTGTTGAAACAATTAAGTTTGGTGATGATATTTACAACGTTGTGGATATATCCAATGAAGAACTTGATGAGTTTATAGATAGTCTTACTCAAGATCAATTTGCAACATTGCAATCGTTTTTTGAAACGATGCCTAAATTGAGACATAAAGTAGAAATTACTAATCCGAATACAAAAGTAAAATCTACAATTACTCTAGAGGGGCTATCAGATTTTTTAGACTAACTCTTTCTCATAACAATCTGGCGGCGTACTTTAAGATTAATTTTGGAATGATGCAACACCATAAGTACAGCTTAACAGAGATTGAAAATATGATACCTTGGGAAAGAGATATTTATGTTGCACTATTAACAAAGTGGTTGGAGGATGAAAAGCAGCGAATAGAAAAACAAAATAGACAGTAGGAGACTATAATGGCTCAAAAAAAATTACAAGAAGAGAGTCAATATAATGAGTACGATTTAGATGGAGATGGTATAGTGAGTGATGACGAATTAGAGATAGTTCAAAAAATACACGAAGCAGAAAATGCTGATCAGAAAGCTGACGCTCAACGGCGTATGGCTTGGATATCTATGGTAGCGATGATTCTATTTACTGTTGTCGTTATGATTCCCGGCTTTATTCCCGAAACTAGATTGAAACTCCTAGGCGACCTATCTGCTCTGTTCTACATCGGCATGGCCGGTGTTGTGGGTGCCTATATGGGCATGACCGCATATATGAGTAGGAAGTAGTCAGATGGCCAGCAGAGAAGAAGATGAACTAATCAAATCTCAAAAAGCAGCGAATACTGAATTTCGTAATGCAACAAGAACGTTGCAGAAAGCTGCTAATGAATCTATGGAAAATTCTTTGCGGCAAGAACTTGGGTTGACTAGGGAAGGTGTTCGTGCATCATTAGAAGATAAACTTTTAGGTTCTGGGATGAAGAGAACAATATACAACTTCATCTTGGACAAGAGGAAGGCGAAACAATTACAAAAAGAATCTGGTCTGACTAAGGCAGAATATAAAGCATTACAGAAGGAAGAGAAAGCCCGTAAGAAAGCACTTAATGTTGCAAAGGCAAATGAAAACAGGCGAACGGCGAGGGACGCTGCTCTTACAGCAACACTTGGAGAAGAACAAGCAGCGATCCGTATCCAGGCACTTAATGCACAAGATAATGCACAGATAATTGCAGATGCACAGATACAGGCCGAAGCTAGTAAGTCGAATGACGAAAAAGAAATAGCGGATGCAGCGAAAAAGAAATCAGATGAAGAAGCATTAGCTGCAAAAGAAGAGGGTCAAATAAACTCTCTGACTGAAGCTGCAAACTCCATCATGGAGGCGTTTAAGGATAGTGATATTGCATCATCGTTTCAAAGCTTTGCAGATACTTTACAAACGGTTATTAGTGCTTCTGGTGTAGAAGATAGTGTCGCTGGTCAAGAACTAGTCGCTGAACAAATCGAAATGCTAAGAATGGAACAAAGGGGAGAGGGTGAATCTCCAGCAGAACGAGATAAACAAAAAGCAGAAATAAAAGCAGCTTCAGACAAACAAGTTGATCTATTACAAAAGATTGCCGATAATGTATCTGGCGGTGGAGGAGGCGGCGGTGACGAAGGTTCTGGTGGCGGAGCCATGGATGCCATGGGCAAAGGAATTGGATCACTTGGTAAAGGAATTGGTAAAGGAATTGAAGGGACACTAAAAGGCCTTGCTTTCGGAATAAGTGCATTTGCAAATCCGAAAGTAGTATTAGGGGCAGCAGGTTTAGCCGCAGCAATTGTGTTAATTGGTGGAGCAATTGCAGGCGCTACATGGATGATAGGCAAATCATTACCTACTATGGCAGAAGGTATGAAGTCCTTTGAAGAACTAGACGGTGATGTATTGAAGAAGGCTGGTGACGGTATGGTCGCAGTTGCCTTAGGAATGGCGGCGTTTGGCGCTGGATCAGCAGTTAGTGGACTAGGATCACTAGTTGGTGGAATTACACAAGGAATTACAAGTTTATTTGGCGGAGATGATCCGTTAGAAAAGATGAAGAAATTCCAAGAATACAAATTTGACGAACCTAGAATTACAAATAATGCTAATGCAATGGTTTCGTATAGTAAAGGAATGGCAGCATTAGGTGGAGCAAGCGCAGTATCAGGAATTGGTGCCGCCGTTGGTGCGCTTGGTGGAGCAATAGCAGGACTTTTTGGTGCAGATGATCCATTAGAAAAAATGTTTGAGTTCCAAAAATACAAATTTGATACTGCAAGAATCAAATCAAATGCTGAGGCAGTGTCAGCATATGCTAAAGCAATGAAAGACTTTCCTGATTCCCCATCAGCTAGTCTATTTACAGCAGCAAAAAATGCTATAATTGGATTCTTAGGAGGGGATACAGACCCATTTACTCCTATGATCAGGTTTAGTAATTTGGCACTTAATAGGGAAAATATTGTAAAAAATGCTGAGGCAGTGAAAGCATATGCTGAAGCAGTAAAAGACTTTCCCGAATCACCCTCAGTTGGCCTATTTGAAGGAATAAAAGATGGCATAGTTTCATTCTTTGGCGGCGACACTAATCCGTTTACTCCAATGAAAAAATTTGGTGATACGAAAATTAATACTAGAGGTATTTTAAGAAATGCAGGCGCAGTGTCAGCATATGCTAAAGCAATGAAAGGTCTTTCTGCAATGAAAGGTCTTTCTTCTGGCGATGTAATTGAAGGTATTGAAGAGATAGTTGGGGCATTGGGTAATGGTAATCCAGCTGGATTGTCAGCATTTAGTAAAGCGATAAATTCCATTAATGGACTTGATGCATCTAAAATATCACTTCTTCAAGGTATTAAAATTCCAGAAATTACACCTCAAACTGCTGCAGAATATGAAAAAGTATTCAATGCAATGCAAAAAAATCAACCTAGTCTTATAGAAAAAG